ATATATTATTAGTTCCAGTTGTTATATTTCCACTTCCAGAATTATATCCAGCATTATAGCCAATTAAAGTATTATAACCAGCTTCTAAACCTTCACCAGCTCTATATCCAACACAAGTACTACCATTTCCTGCTACTGCATCTTCCATTGCCCCAAATCCAATTGCAACATTATATACACCAATAACATTTGAAGCACTAACACATCTATAAGCTCTTCTCCCAATAGCAACATTACCAAATACAGAAGCAGTTTGCGAACAATCATCTCCAAAATTCTCACCTGCTTGATAACCTAAAAATACATTCCATCGTCCATATTCAGAATTTTTCATTGCATCAGTACCAATTGCTATATTCTCAACGGAATATGTAGAATCAAAAGTAATTTCACTGCCAACATCAGGATTTCCAATAAATACATTATCAGCATTATTAATTAATTTTAAAATTTTACCACTATTAGAATCCTTAATTGATATACCATCTCCTGTTACTTTTAAAGTAGTAGCACCACTATCAAATAGTGCATTACCACCTACTCTTATATTACTAAAATTAGAATCTACTAAAGTATTTCCAGAACCAGCAAGAGAGAGAGGAACTCCATATATTCTTCCACCCCAATTTACTTGAATAGAAGGTTTGCCATTTAAAATACCAACGCTTATATCTGTTGATTTTTTAGAACCACTTCTATATCTTGGTTGTGTAATAGCAGGCATTATTTAATTCTTTTATCCTTAAATACAAGAGATATATCATTAATTTCAAATGTTGTAGCTGCTGTACCTGAAATTTTAAATTGTATTGAACGAGCAAATTTTAAATAATCATCAGGTAATGTCACGCTATTGCCTAAATGTCTTAAATTAATCTTAGCAAGCTTTTGAACATCTCCAGTATCTACAGAATCTAAATCATCTACTGAACTTGGAACAAATGCCTCACCAGATAAAGTAGTAGAACCATCAGCAGATGTTCCCCATGCACTTCCTTGGTTAGTACCATAAGGATTTGTATAATCATATATTGTTCCTAATTTAGTCCATCCATTTGTTAAATCAGTACCCTCCATTCCATTAATACGAAAATATACAAACATACTATCCTGACTTGTGCCTCCTGTATAACTTATATATAAAGTATATAATCTTTTATCAAGTCCTGGTTTACCCATGTCTATATCTTTTGTTATATATTCAATTGTACCAACTGCCGAAGCAGAAGCATTCCATCTATAAACATCAAGAGCAGTGTCATCATCAATAGCACCAGTCAAATATCCATCATGGTCAATTGCGAAATTTGTTTTAACATTAGCAGCATGAGCTTTATTAGCATTCCAAGTACACCATGCATCCGTTATGAAACTATAAGCATAATGATAACCATTTGTACCAGTTTGTGTAGTACTTGTTATAATTAACATTTTTGCTCTATCATCATAACCTATTTTAGATGTAGAATCAGCTCCAAAATCTCCTGCATCAAGTCTTCCAATTGTAAGAGAACGTACTTTTTTTTCTTCTGCATTATATTGATATGCACCATTAGCATTAATCCAAGCTATACCATATGGAGTATCTGTAATGGCATATTGACCAGAAACTCCCATTCCTTGATAAACACCTTCAACTCTAGGAGATGTAACATCTTCTACATTTATCATATACATTGTATTTTCTCTAAATTGAAATAATTTATCAGAATCCCATTTTAATGCTGTTATTTCTCCTGTTGCAGATGGAATATCTATTCTATTAGAATCTACAGGAAATGTACCCCACATTGGATAAACAGAACCAGATTCTTTTCCAGCAGCACTATAAATAGTTGTATCAGTATATTGTCTTCCATCATATTTTAAATTAGCAATAAAAGCAACACCATTACCCATCGTAGAAGTTTTCCATAATAAATCATCTTTTATTTCTTCTGGATAATATAAATTTTGTGCATAATATGTAAATAAAATAGGAGGAGCGTCAATTGATAAAGTACCATCAGCAGATGTATCATCATTAGCATTAGCAGCACCTAATACTTGTATGGCTGTCGTAAGACTATGACCACTACCATCATTATCATCTTCAAATTGATTCCAATGTCCAATTTCAGATTCAAGTTTTAATCCATATTTAAAATCAAGTTCTGCAAATCTATATTTATCACCGCCTAAAGCATCACCACCATCACTAACTTCTATATAATAAAATCTAGCACCATGAATACGTGAACCAGAATCTATTGCAGTAGAAGCTACAATACCAGCACCATCTATTATGCATTGTTTTATAACAAGTTTTTGATATATACCTGCTGCTGTAGTAGTAGCTTTTATAACATCATCACCAACAGCATTATCATTACTTGTAACATCTGTTAATTTTGTTTCAGAACCATCGTCATATAAAAATGATGCATATATTTTATAATATTTAGATTGACCAGAACCAATACCACCCCAACCAGTACTTGATATACCTGTAGTTATATCTTCAAAATTCACATTCATATAAATTCCATGATGTTGTGTTCCACCAGAACTTGCAGCTGTATTCATTAAACGAGTAAGAGATGCTATTTGAGTACTATCAGCTTGAGTACCAGTTACCATTATATTACCATCAGCTAATCCATTAGTTGGAGGTGAATGATAAAGAAATTCATCTTTAAATAAATGACTATCTGCTGTTAAATTATATGTTAAAGTACCGCTATCATCAAATGGAAATAATTTACGCCTATCAACAATACCACACATATAAGTTTTAGAAGAAGAAAATGAAGCGTCACTAACATATAATCTATTTGGGCCATCATGATATACAGCTTTTGTATTAGCATGCATTGATGTAATTAAATCATCAGTTGTAGTGTCATTTGTACCTACTGAATTTTCTAAATTCCATATATTTATATCACCAGCATCCATTGTAGCTATATATTTTGTAGGAGTTTCACCAGCTAAAGATTCATTAGCAGCTATTGAATCTGACCATTTAAAATAATGAAGACCATAATTTTCAATAACAGCAGCATCATCTGCCATAAATGCATCTAATCCATCGCCACTTGATGCACTTATTTGGGTTGCAAAATCACCGAGTTTAATAAGTCTTCCAATTTTGGTTGGAGACATACAGTCCATTTGACATGCTTCCCAATAAGATAAATCTCTTGGAGCTTTATTAAGATTAATACCACCATCAAATCTATCAATTGCATATATTGATTTTTGTCTTGTAGCTGTTTGTATGAGAGTCTTTTTTTGTTTATAACCCTCAAGCATTCGATTAAGTTCTTTCATCATGCCAACAGCAGATGTAGCTATGCCAACATCTTGTTGAGACATAGTTTGAGGGCTAAAAGCCCTTCCAAGACTTATTCCAATATTAGTAGTATTCTCTGAAGGTGTGGTATAACTTTCAAATCCAGCACCTATATCCAAATCCAAATCAGTTCCAAAACTTAAATCAAAGCCACCACCTGAAAATCCTCCACCTGAAAATCCTCCACCACCAAAACTCCAATCTTGACTTTCATACCAGTCTTCTGCTTCTTCTGGGTCTACATGTCCAGGATAATGTGGCATTATAATAGTCCTTTAATTACTTTTTTAACTTTAGCCCAAGCTTCATCGTCTTTCTTTGTTTTAGTTACTTTAACTGCTAAATCACCTATAATCATAAGAACTGAAAGTAATCCATGTTTTTTAATCAGTCTTCCTATTATTAGGTTTAACATTACTTACCTACTACTTTATACAATGCTTTTTTAATTGAAGTCCAGATAAGGTCATCCCATTGACTTGGACTAAGTGCAACAATCTTATCAACTGCTAATAAGCAGATTAATACATATTCCCAATTGTTTGCTAAAAAACTCATTTATCTTTCTCCTTTTTATTAATAATTTGACTAGCTATTTCTTCCTCTAAAGATTGAACAACCATAATACTATCAATTTGTTCAAATTCCTTATATTCTATTTCATATTTTTCCATATTTATATGTTCATGGTCTGCCTCACAGTAGTTAGGGCAAGAGTAGTTTTTAGGGTGTTCTCCTATATAATCTCCGAATTCGGAGATGACTATAATTAAAAGAAAACATACTATCTCGCCCCAATCTTCTGTACTAAATATTTACTCTTCTCTATTTATTATTACTTTCTCCCCCATTATTATCGTTATCATTTTCATTTCCAGGAATCATTTGAAGAATTACTTCTAAAGCTCCTTGTGCCTTTACAGCCATCGTTTGATGATGTTGTAATTGCGTTTGAAGAGTTTGTGCAATACTTTGCAATTCTTCTGTTGTTTTCCCGTCAGATATTTCTTCTACCACTTTTGTTACATCTTCTTTTACTGTTTGCTCTTTTTTACTCACTTTATTCTCCTTGTTGTTTGTTTATTAAAAATTATAATCTTCCCAACTAATAGCAATATCTTCCCAATCTAGTATTGCTGATTCCCAATAATCTTTTTCTGGACTAGCACCTATTGTAGTTACTTCTAAAGTCCATGTAGTATTCCTTGAGATAGTTCCAGTTTCATCCCAAGAAGTATTCCTTGAGATAGTTCCAGTTTCATCCCATGTAGTATTACTTGAGATAGTCCCACTTGTTTGCCAATTTACTGCCATATATTATAATTTAGGTACTGATAAAAATCTCACTCCAGACCTCCTAGTTCTTTTCTTTGAAATAGAAACTTCAAATCTATTTCTAAAAAATTGTGCTTGTTCCAATTGTCCCATATCTTCCAAAACTCTTGATTTAACATAGTCAAGAACAGATGAATGCATTGAACTATCAAGACCATGAGTTGTATCTAATGCTGTAGTAATCACAGTAACATCTTCATATTTTGAATGTATTGTCATTCTAATGCCATCCGTCACAGTAGTACCATAAAATGAATCATATTCACCAGAAGTAATACCTTTAGAAGAAGTTGTATCTAATTGTTGTTCTACTATTGCAAGTCTATCATCATCATTATACCATGCAAAATAACTATTTGGTTTATCTCTAGTTGCCATGTTAAGTTAAATCTCCTGTTCCTGTATCTGGGTCTGCTTTTAATAACTTATGATAATCAGCTAATTTAGGTATTAAATGGTATCTACCATTAGTGGATGTATCTAAAATTTCAACTTTGATTATATCAATTGCTCTTGAAGGTAAATCATACCATCTTTGACCTTTAATTAAATCTGCTGTAGCTGATACAGTATAATGTTGTTTTTTAGATGAAATTTCTAATAAGGCATCATTAACAAGTTGCATTATATGTGTATGAGATTGTCTACCATATATTGACTCAACTAAATCTATTATATTTTTTGTTGTCATGATTATCTCCTAGCTTGTTTAAGCTGTGATTGTGCTTGTGGTTGAGGTAATCCACCAGATGTTAACATTTGAATACCCATTACATAATCAGCTTTTAATGTTTGGAAGATTTGCATGTATTGTTGCATTTCTGCAATATTGCCTTGTAATTGAATGTTCCAAGTATTTACATATGCATTAATTTTTTCTATTTGAGCAGCTGCAAGTTCTACATCTTCATCATCTTCTATCATCTCACCTAAAGCTGTAAACCATTTATTAAAATTTTGAAAATCATCATCAGTACCAACTTGGTCAGAACTTATAGCAACAATATCATCTGTCAATGATGTTGTATTTGCATCTTCATCAGTTACATTAGGTGGTATCTCTAAAGCACCTATTGCACTTAAAAGCGATTTCATTGCAGCATATAATACTACAAGATACTCAGAACCATCAGGAAAATTAGCTATACTTGCTTCATTATAGGCAACTGTTGGATATGCAACATGATATATAACCGCTACTTGAGAAGATGTTGGTGTTGGAAAAGTTTCTAAAATACTTGCAGTTGTAGAACTATCAGCAGTATGTGTTCCAGTTATCCAATATACAGGGTCAGAAGCAGTTCCATGAAACTTAAGATTAGAACTATCAGAAGTTAAATCAGAAAAAGCAGCTGGTATTTTTCTACATGGTTGTTGTCTTGTCCCATCTGAGCGAGTAACATATAATATTTTACCAACATTTGTTTGAGTAGAAAGTGCAAATGTAGTTGGAGAATCATCTATTTCCGTAGCACCAGTACAATATTCTTGAAGAGCTGGAGGAAATATATTAATAATCTCCCTAGCACCATCAGTTAGAAATGTAGTAAGTTCAGCTTGACTAGGAGCTGTAGAGCTACCACTAACAGTTAATCCTGTTAATCCCATCACTTTATCATCAAAATTTGCCATTATCTATTATTCCTATCTGCTATGTCTTTATCCATTGTAGTTTGACTAAATTCAACTTTAGTTGTACCAGACCATGTTGTTCTCATATTTACATGATTACTTGCATGCTCACGTTCTGTAACATAATGACCACATTCACATCTCATATCTGCTTTTTTTTCAAATTCAGCTTTTTTACCGCATCTATGACAATAAAATAATATCATTATCTCTCCTTGTTATTTGTTTTTAAGTTCTTCTACTTGTGCTGAAAGTTCTTGCACTGCTTTAATAAGTGGCGTAATAAATTGAGTTTCGCCAAGTTCTTGCATTCCATCTCTATTTTCTTTCCAAACTGTAAACTCTGAATGACCAGCTTTATCCATAGCTTCTTTTACTTCTTGAGCTATAAATCCATAATGAACCTTATTAGGTTTAGTTCTTTCTGTCTTACTTGCATCATATTGTTCAAATTCTTCAGGATACTCACTTGCAGCTTTTTTCTTAAATGTTACAGTTCTTAAATCATTAATAAAAGCAAGACCAAGTTCATTATTTTCTATATCTTTCTTTATTCTTACATCAGAAGAGTGTACCCAAGCATTATCCTCACCAAAATCTAAAGTTACATAATCACTTGATAGTCCAATACGACAAGTTTCTGTACCACCACCTTGTATTACAGAACTTGTAGCAGCAATTACAATTTCAGAAGCTACGCTTGACCCAGAAGCATCAGCATTATAACCAAGATATGTATTATAATTTCCATCAACAATAGTATCGCCAGCATTTCCACCAATACAAGTATTGCTTACTCCATCTTGTATATCAGAACCAGAAGACCTACCAATAGCAGTATTCATATCTCCATCTATTATAGCAGATAATGAATAAATTCCTACAGCAGTATTATTTAAAGCACCATTCAAAGCTCCATCCATAGTATAATTGCCAATAGCAACATTATTATTACACTGAGCATCTGTCCATGTACCACCACCAGAAAAATATCCTATAAATGTATTATCTACTGAAGTTAACGAAGTACTTCCAGCATCAGTATCAGTCATGGCATTATAACCAATCGCCATATTTCTTGCACCAGTAGTATGAGTTGCCAATGCTCGATGACCTATAGCCATACTTCCAACAGATACACCAAGTGAGTTTGCTGCTGCATATCCAATTGCAACAATACCATCAGCCGTAGTTTCATCGGTTGTACCATCTCCAGTTAATGCACCAGTCCCAGCAGCAGCACCTATTAAAACGCATTTTGAGGCAGTAGTCATAACATTTCCAGCACCAGAACCCATAATAGTATTATTAGTACCTGTTGAGACTGCTGTCCCAGAATGCCAACCTACCGAAGTATTTGCTCCAGTTCCATCAGAAGCATCTAACGCTTTTAATGCTTGATTACCAATAGCAGTATTCATATCTCCATCATCTTCTGTAAGTAATGCTTGATAACCAATGGCTGTATTTCCAGCACCCGATGTAAGAGCAGTAAGAGTTTGGTATCCTATACCTACCGTTCCATCAGATTCAGCACTATTAGTTACAGTAACTGCATCGCCTGCAAGTGAACCAATAAAAATACATTGATTGGCAGTAGTAAGACTTTCAGCAGCATTTTTGCCAATTACAACATTATCTCCTCCTGAAGTTGTAGCTCTAGCAGCATTAACGCCAATAGCAATATTAGCATCTCCAGTTACAACTCCAACTCCAAGTGCGGTAGCACCAATAGCAACACTTCCTGTTCCTGTGGTAAGATTAAGCATGGCACTCCATCCAACAGCAGTATTATATCCTTCGCCATCACTATCAGCCTCCATATCTTCTAAAGCTTTATATCCAATAGCTGTATTAGCATCTCCATTGGCTGAAGAAGTTCTAAATGTATTATAACCAAAAGCTGTATTGCCAATACCCGTTGTCACAGAAGCTCCACTACCTTTGCCTACAAAAGTAGCTTCAGTAGATGTAAGAGCACCACCTGCAAAGCTCCCAATACATACATTCTCACTTTGGGTAGTTATTGCATCACCAGCAAGATAACCAATACAGATATTATTATCTCCTTGTGTAATAGAAGCACCAGCTCCACTACCAAGAACTGTATTATAACTAGCAGCATTCATAGCTCCTACCATAGTACCTTTACCAATTGCAGTATTATCTGTACTTGCAGCTGTAACCCATGTGCCACTTCCTGAAAGATAACCTACAAAAGTATTATTATCATTTTGCAAAGAAGCAAGGGTATCACTAAAAGAATTATACCCAATAGCTACATTACTATCACCTATATCATTTTCATATCCACTTTGATAACCCATGAATGTATTATATCGACCACTTGTATTTGCAACTCCAGCATCATAGCCTACCATTGTCGAACCATTAGCATCAGTAGAATTAATTGCCCCACCTGCATTTTTTCCTACCAATGTACAATTTGTTGTATCAGTTATTGCATCACCAGCTCCGACACCAACAGCAGTATTATCCGTTCCAGTTGTTAGATCTTTTAAAGAGTTCATTCCAATGGCAGTATTACTAGCAGCAGCACCTTGCATTTCAAGTAATGCTTGACTACCAACTGCTGTATTATTACTACCTGTTATATTAGCACCAGCACTAGCACCTAAAGCAGATGATCCAACTGCCGTATTATCATCACCAGTCGTAATTCCATAAGTAGTTTGATTACCTGTTTGTTTACCAATTAACGTATTCCTTAATCCTCCACTTGCAATTTTATCTCCAGCTAAATAACCAAATATTGTATTTGAAGTATCACCACCACTATCATTATTTCCAAGACTGACACGAGAGTTGATATCTAATTTCATTACTGCTGTGCCAGTTCTTGTTGTATTATCTGCTGCTGTATTAAAAGTTATTTGTGTTGCTGCGTTATGCCCAGAATGCCCTCCACCTATGTCAACTCTATTAGCAGACCCATCAGCATACGTTTCCATCATCATAAAGCCTTCAGTTTCTGTGCCAGAATCATATTGATGTGCCAAGAAAATTGCTTGTTTAGCAGTATCATCAGTTTTATTGTCAGCAGATATAAATGTCCCTACAAGGTCAAGTGCTTGAGTGGGAGTTGAAGTTCCAATACCAACATCGCCATTATCTAACAATGTCATAATATTAGTACCCTCATTATCATCAAATGCAGTAGCTGTACCATTAAGATTTATATATCGACTACTATATACTGCTGTCCCTACAATAAGATTTGTACCTATGTTAACATCTCCATCTACGTCCAGGGTTCGAGAAGGTGCATTTGTACCAATCCCAACCTTGCCAGCAGCAGTAATACGCATTTGTTCTGATTGAGAAGCATCACCATCTGTTGTATAGAATAATAAAGCTGCACCATTCTCACTTGCACTCCATGTAGCATCAGTTAGTGCTTCAATTCTTGCTCCAAT